CAGCGATTCTTTGATCTCAGCAATGAACACCTAGGCCCAGACCTTGGTCCCATTTTTGCAGTTTTACTGCTTATGTTTATGGGTAGCCTGGCTTGGTCCTTAGCCAAATTGTTGTGTAAATGTGTTTTCCAGTGCGTGAGTTTTATCTGCACTGGATGTTATTGGTTAATTTGGCCGCGGTTTGCACGTTATTGGTACGCCGTCCCTGTCAAATATACTACTCCCTCTCGACTTACAGGCGCAGAATTGCGTTTTAGACCCGATGGTAGTCCCTACCTCCCTGTTTGCGTTAATGGCAGACCGTATGAAGTTGACGTCCCGAAATTCGTGGCGTATTCGCATGGTAACCAGAGCGATAACAAGAAGGAAAGTTACATTGACGGTTCTGAGATGTTAGATTCAACCAAACCTGGAGCGTGTTTCACGCTCTACGTTGGTGACTTGTTCGTTGGGTGTGGATTTCGTGTGCGATTTGGGTCGAAATACTTTGGTGTCACAGCCAAACATGTGCACGACAAATTGACTAACGACACATACATACGGCATGGTACACACAAATACAAGTACACTCCCAAGGTCTTTATGGCTGGGGAGAAACTTGATTTTGTGTTGTATGAGGATTCCTATTTCTTCCCCCAAGGTAAACCACTAGTGTCTGCCCCATTTTCTCGTGGTCTCGTTTCTATACGAGGTACAAGTAATGGTGCACACTGGTACAAAGCATCCGGGTTTTCTGACAGTGGCCAAAATGTTTTCCAGTTCACGCACACGTGTTCCACCTCTAAAGGTTGGTCTGGTAGCCCCGTCCTTAATAAAGACGGCAAAGTTATCGGAGTCCATACCGGTGGTAGTGAAATAGGTGCTAAGAACAATGAAGCCACAGCATTTTGTGATCTACTTGCGGAATACTACCGGTCAACCAAACAATCCATTGGTGCTAAGGAAAGCTACGAAGATTATGACACCGATGAGTGGCAACAAACCACTCTTAGAAAAGGTCAAAAGTCAGTGTGGCGTGACCAGATCACCACCGAGAAAGGTAACTATGTTATCTACGGCATGGATCGAAAGCGTTACGACTGGTGTGATGAGCCCTGGGCGGATGACCATGAGGATATGGATTATTCCCAACCCCTAGTATTTGGTAAGGAAGCTGCGGATTTTCGACCTGCTCCCGCACGCCGAAATGCGTCCGGGAGCTATTCCAACTCGGTAACTACTCCAAAGAAGACCCAAACGAAGACGATGAAAGAGTCTGCACTCGATCAAACGGACTCCTGGGATTCTGGGGAAGAGGAAACCGAACACATACGGTGGGACGAGCGCGACCAACGAGTGAAGTCCACCTTCACTTCCCGGAAACGCAACTCCTGGGATGGCCGATTCGCACCAAAGCCGGACTTCAAGACTCGCTTGGATACCACGCTAGCCTCTTTCGCCAAACTCGCCAATCCTTCGACGTTAAACATGTCCAAGAGGCGCTTGAAAGCGGAAAGAAGCAACTTGAGGATGGATTACATCTATATACTCAAAGAGCTTGGCTTCCAGGAGAAATCTCTCGTGTCGGTCAACCTCGATGGGCTCAACGCGATGGTGGAGAATTTAACTGCCTAGAGTTTTCCCAAGAGCTTGACTCTGCCACCCGACTTATTGAATCCGGTATTTACTCATACGACCAATTGCCCACCATTGTACGATCGATCGACGACGCGATTGATGATAGCGACCCCGACTCCACTCCTGGTATCCCCTTGAACTTTTATGGTTCGAAGAAAGGCACCTGGTGTGAGGACAGGAAGAACCTGATTCTTCTCGTAATCGATCGACTTCGCACAATGCTCAACTATAACGGCACTCCCAAGAGCGGTTGGGACCTAGTCAGCGCGGGTGTATGCGATCCCATATATACTTTCATTAAAGACGAGCCTCACAAGCTCGAAAAATTGAAAGCTGGGAAATATCGCATTATATCCGGCGTTTCCTTGGTCGACAATCTTGTCGAGCGCCTCCTCTACTCTACTCTCAACAAGGTGGAAATTGAATTGCACAACTACATATCCTTTAAACCGGGCATGGGTCTGCATGATGAAGGTCAACGTGATTTATACAACGCTTTTCAGCGTTGTCAATCCGAGGACGACATCGTGTCAACCGATGTTTCCGGTTGGGATTGGTCCGTGTGCATGAAATTGCTACTAATGGATCACCGGTACAGGTGTTTGTTCGTCCGAAGCCGAGCGTGGAAGAAATTGTCATATGTTCGGAACCTTTGTTTACAATACAAGGTTTTCCAACTCCCTAGTGGAGAAATGTATGAACAACTTGTTCCAGGTATCCAATGCTCCGGGTCTTACAACACTTCCTCCACTAACTCTCATATGCGCTTCTTCCTCTCGTTTATTGTCGCACGTTCCCTTGGGGTCACTCCTAAGACGCGCGGTGTACAAATGGGAGATGATGCGCTAGAGGGCTATGTTGAGGGAATGAAACAACGTTATGTGGACTTCGGATTCACCGTGAAGGAAGTAACCCGTATGGCCACCAACGTGTTCGAGTTTTGTTCCACGCTTTGGGATAACTCCGAAAAGGGCTTCCCACTGTCCTGGACCAAGACTCTGTTTCGTTTCTTGTTCAAGAATACTGACGATCCTATGTACCCTATGTACCGAGAGCAGTTTTTGCGCGATTTGCGTAACTACCCTGATATCACCTCTCTTATTCAGAGAGTTGATGTCTTTCGTGGTTGTTGAGTAATTTAGCG